CTCCAAAGCAACCTGGCAATCAGGGGTAAACCCCCACGACTCCCAGAAGCTAGCACGGCATTCAGCAGTGATTGGGCGGGCTTTCTCAAGGCCTTTCATCCCAACTTCACGCATAAACCAAGGTAGAAATTCACTAGTTTCCAAAGTGATCTCCTTGTTATTCTTTTTGCCTCTAGCTTTACTTGTATACGATGTAATGCCGTTCCGGACGCACATCTGGTAAAACGACTGGAAAACAGGCATCCCGCCAGCAATGGCAAGACCACCGGTCCCAATAGCGTTCAACCACAAACGGAAGAAGTTCTCATTGACTCCTGACTTGAGAAGAACAGAATCTTTAGCAATGGAACTGACGGGGTTGCGGCACATGGCCCAACTCTCACCGTCAAACACAGGTTTACATTGGCAGAATTCAATTCTGCCAAAATCAAGTACTGGCTCTTCAATAGCCATGTTGAAACCCATATCCCAGAACCAATCGAACAAGCCTGTAGAAAACTTGTCTAAATCGGACTGATCAATAAACACAACACAGTCATCACCGTTGTTAGCAAGCTGGCCAACAACGCCCTTCTCCAACAGATAAGCATGTATCATGGAGCACATAAGGACGCAGTTTCCTAGAGATGTGTTCATATCACCAGACATACGAGTGCCTGTGGTAGTATATTTAAGAACACCATCCTCTGCATAACCAGTACAATGATTCTCAAGCTGCAATTTCAACAGCTTGGATAACCTCTCTCTGTGTTTCTTCTGTTTAAAACAGTTAAGGTATACTGAATGCTCAAATTCTAAAGCGGGCACGGACACATGCTGATCAAATCGGCTAGCATCCAACCCAATGGCAACGGGATTTGGGAACATGTCCCACTTCTCGCGAAGAACTTTGGCAACAGTGCGCACATCCATACCTTTCATGACTGTCCGATGTCCGAAAACCTTCCCGAGCGATTTAAAAACACGCTCCTCAAGAGGTTTGAGGTACCTACCGAGTCTAATATTGAATCTCGGATTCCGTGGGGATATAACCCTAGGTACGGGATCGGCTTTCGACGTCCAATCAGTCTTCTCATGTTTAATAAAAACATTCACTTTTGCATCTTCAGCAGGGCTGTGGTTCCCCAACCTCAGCTCTGCCAAAGCATTCTCATACACCAGCTTCTTGCGGCCCTTGTACGAATCAACAAATTGTTGATGTGTAAGCGGGGCGGTCGAGGGAAGGAAGGTTTTGAGACGCCGGAAAGTAGCATCCAACTTTCCAAATGCATCAGTGATAGGGAGCGGAGGGCGAGTGAACTCTGCCTCGATTCCAGTTTTCCTCTGGACATTCTTAACAAAGAACACACGTTCCTTAACCGCTCTCTCGAGAGTACTGATCTTGTGATTGAAGGGAGTTATCTCGATGTTGGGTGCAACACCGGACACACGTACGAACTTCCTAGATTTGGTAACTCCCAATCGTCGCGTAACATGCAATCCGGGCAACTGTGGGGTGCGACTAACCCCACAGCCTCGCCCGATGGCTTCGACTGGGCACCCCTATTGGGCAGGACTTCTCCCTAAGGAGAAGACCTTTCCAAAAGAGGTGGTGGCTCCACTAATTCTCTTAGCTATCGACGAGTCCTCACTTGCCACTTTCATATTGTTAAAAACAATAGTCGGGACGAAACTGAGGAACAGTGCGCGGTCAATAGCAAGAACTTTGTCACAGGTACGCATGTCAACATAATCGGATTGCTCCAAAAACTTGACCATGTACTTCCGGGTGACAAGTATATTTGCGTCATTCATGGGCCGTTTTCCAAACTTAAG